CGTGAGCCCGCTATGAGACGAGTGAAAGTGATGGATGGATTGGTGAGTGTTGCTCGCGAATTGGCGTTTCGAGATTTTCTCGGCATGTTAAAATGTGGGTGACTTAAAAGTCAAGCCGAAAGGCCACGGGTAGCACAGAACAAGGTAGGAATTGAAACTCCTCTCTCATCTGCGCCTCCGTGGCCAATTGTCGAAAACTCCATTCCGTCTTACTTTTGAAGTAAGGTCGCAATTCCTTCCAAGTGGGCGCTTCCCACTTGTACTCAACTTCAAGCTTGCCTGTCTGACAGTGGTTAAACCTTTTCTCGTCGGAATTAGCGACGTCTTTACCCGATTGATCGGAGAAGGTTGTATAACTATTCACAGGTAGCTGCTCACCTCGGTGGACTACGAGAAATGGCGTACTCTCAGCAAAAGAGACGTTTCCATATCGTTCACCATCTTCTTTCTTCCTCGCCACTATCGGCTTGCGCTCAACTACGGTATGTAAAAGCTTCACACACCGCTCATACGCAAGTTTCCTCTGGGACCGTGTGTAACCCGGGTCCCAAGCAGGAGAACATTGAGGTAAGTCCATTCCTAGCCCGCCGCAAGGTTTGCTGGCGAACCAGTTGAGACGACCGTCTCTACTCATGTTCTGCAACTGCTTTAAGTGGTAGTGTTTAAACTGGGCCAGTCCACGTACTTGGTCGAAACAGCCGGATCGTAAACCGTTCCAAACGGAACTTAGATCGTCGGTGTCCCCACCCATGCGCTTGATCTTTCCGGAACAACCGTTGATCATCAAGCCTGCGTTAAAGTACGGGATCAGCTCCCATTTTCCCTCCCAAAATTTGGAACCCTCTGGAATAGAATAGGACCATTGTTCACTATTCACAGTCAACAGGAAAGGATGTCTGAGAGACTTTCCGGGGCTAAGTTCAAAGCCAACCGGGGAAATCTCTTCCAGCCAGAATTCGTGCAGCCTCTGATTTGTGCCGAAACCAATATCGTCACCATTAATGAGCGCCGCGAGATCCTTCAATGCGATGTCGTTCTTCCAGGGGAGGTAACACTTCTCCACTCCACTTCTTCGAAGCCGGTCTCGAAGGTCCACCCTGTATCGGCGTAATGCTTTCCAATAACAAATCAAATTCGCGATACACAGTACAGG